TTTACTCATGTGGATAAATGCTATTAAATCATGTTGTTCTATTTTTGCAGTGTTTAAGTTTGTGTTAGTTAAGTCCTCTTTGATATTCTTTTTAGAAACCTCAAAGTTATTTTTCTTGATAACACTTAGTGAACAATTATGTTCAAAGCTAAAAAACTGTGTATCTCTATCTATCATAACATTACCTTTACCTACTTTCCCTAGGTAAGGTCTATTTAACCCTGAGAATATCTCTTTAAACAACCTCGTTGATTTAAGCAACTTACTCATATTAGTTACTTTTCTCATGCCTGTAATATTTATAAGTTTACTTGCCATAATATATCCTTCTTCAAATTTGTTGTTAGTAATGATACTTGGGTACCTTTTAAAGGTTTCTGTTTTCATAATTAGGGCTGCTTTATTATTATTATTTAGTAGGAAAAACTTATCTTTTATTTCATAAAATAATATTATAAAAGGTTCTATCGATTCCCAATCTAATCTAAAATCATTTTCTCTGGCAATCCTTTTATACTGTTCAGTATATATGTTATTTGAATTCATTAAACCAATGAATTTAATACTATTGGTATTATAAGATGCAATCTCATATTGCATTATAGTATTATATACATCAAACTCTACACTAGATTTATAACCTACTTTCCTTATCTCATCACATAAGTCTTTATACATAATTAATTTATTTTCATATTCAACTAATGAATTATTGTAACCCAATCTCCTGTAAGAAAAATACTTAAATTTCATCCCTTCTGATTCTGTACTTCGTGATATTTGAGATTGACTAATAACACTATTAGCTAACAAGTTCCTGTTAAGTATTAACTTCACACCTTTATCATCTACTACTTTACTTTCCAAGTCTTTTAGATTATCAGTGTCATATAATTTATTCAAATAATTAACATCTTGTATTATATTCTTATCACGCGACCCTCTGAATATGAAGTCACGTATAGATATATTAAAACTATCCTCCTCCTCTTGTAATGTTTCTTCTTCTGATACATTTAATCTTTTATACGTCTCTTTTTTCTTATTAGCAGCAAGATTTGATAAAATGTTATATCCTGTCTTAATACCCATTAGCCTTAAATTATTAGAACCTACTCCATATTTCAACATATCTCCTGTACTTGCAAAATAAAATCCTGCAACTTGAACAGGGCTATCAATATAAAGTCGTCTTATATTCATATCCCAAGCACTCATGTAATTTATACTATATAGTAACCTATAGTATACCAATGATGGCATATCATGAGAAACTGCTTCTGCTAACATCCCAGCACGTTGTATTGTACATTGATATAGACTATAACATTTCTCGGATTGTGATATTGAGCTAAGATGTTTAGGCATAGGCGAATGTACATCTACAGTGATTTTACCGTCTTTCCTTATAATTGTAGATTGTACTTGTATCATCTCGAATATACCTTTAGATAAAAAGTATTTACCTACACTAGGTGTGTGACATATTGTCCTATTATAAACAATTCTTGCAACTAAAGTGTAAATAGTCCAATAATAATTCGGAAATCTCTCATTCTTGTATATTATGTATTTTGAATTTATATCTAAAAACTCCATCTTTTGTATTATAGGTACACTCTCTCTTTCAGTTTTATCTTTACATTCATTCAATAATGCCAAATTCTTATTATAAATCATTGTTACTATGTTTAAGAATCTTGTGAATCTATCACTCTTAGATGCTTTTGCAAACTCTTCAACAGTGAAAAGATTTGTACCTACAATATCTTCTCCATCATCTGAGTGTTGTCTTGATGAGTTTAAGACTTTACCAAATATTAATATGCTATCTGATTCTAACATCATTCCTGACATACAATGTAGTAGAGTTACTAACTTTGTTTGTGTGCCTAATGGGAAACCTATAAAAGGAGAAAATGTTAGATTCCCGAAGCCTACCTCCTGACCCAACTTTCCTGTATCATTGTAAAAGTACCTAGGAATCTCTGATATATTTGTTATAATGTTCTTTAATTTAGAGTTCATATTATTCTTAAAAAGTTCACCTGATCTAGTCCCCATAAATATACTATCGTCCTTTGTCTTTTTCATATCTTTAGCTATACCCCTTACTAGATTTTCAGGCACCAAAACTTTTCTATTATAATTGCTACTTATGGCTCCCATAGATAGTAACCATTGTCCTTTAGTCATAATACCTTTTTTATAAAGAGTGGTTATTGTTTCCATTTGAACCTCAGCAGCAATTCTTTCTCCATGAGCTTTGTTATCCTCAGTAATGCAAGTACTATTTAAATCCATGAAATCACTTACCTTCTGGAAATCTATCAGTTTCTTGTTTCCACTTATATGAACATTTGACAACTGTGTTCTTTCTAAAACCCAATTTGATAATTCATCAGTTATTTTAATTCTAAGCCTCAAATTTTTATCCATAACCGAGAATAATCTTTTTGTCCATGATCCAATTTGTACCTTCGGGCTAGTTTTACAAATACCATTTATACTAAAATTAGACATATCAAACAAAACTTCAACTAAAGCAGGAATACTTTCAATATCTTCTGACGCTAATTCATCATCCCTTAGGGGCACTTCTCTAACTATCGTTTTAAAATAACCATTATCATATATTACTTTATAATATCGACTAAATTCTATTAAATATTTCAATTCTGATGCCTTAACTTTAGAGGTATTACAACCAAAATAAGGCTGTTTTTTGAACCCAGTTCCTTTATCTAAATTCTCAGTTAATCTATTTAACTTGCCAATTAAACCTTCCAATTTTTTCTTTTTATCACCTTCTATTAATTTATTCAATGCATTTATATCCCTATCAAAGTCATCAATTTCATCTACAAACGTGTCTATATCTTCAAAATTAAAGTCATCATCTATATTAAATTGTGTAAATTCCTCTAGACTCATTTGCGTCTCCATCTCTATCTCTTCCCTTAATGCTTTTACTCTCGCTTGTAATCCCCTAACAAATTTTCTTTGTTCGTATGATATAACATTTCCTATATCCTCCCTAAACAATTTCCCGAGTAGCTCCTCATTTTCAATTAAATCTTCTTTCTTAATCTCAGTTTCTAATCTTTCAGATAGCTTTATACTAGTTAAATTTAGTTTGTTTATTAATTCATTAAAGCTTTCAAGTAACTTATCCTTTATATCATTATAATAGGCATTCTTTGGTGTTACACTTTCTATATTCAACACTGACTTTGATTTAGCACTATCATATGAAGATGTATCCGCTGTTGTACTAGACCACTGTATCTCTGAAGGTATGTTTATATAGTTCTTTAAGAAACTCAACTTACCTATATATATTTGAGGGATAGCCATTAAATGAGGTGTATATACAAGTTCCATCATAGCTTTAGCTGCACCTGGTAAATAACTCACCCCATCATTTAATTTTCCGTTAGTTATAACTTGGTCATATAAATCTGAAAATCTGTACTTCCTATCATAAAGACCTTTAATACCTAGTCTATGAAAACTAAAAGGTAAGTTCTTGTAATCATTTCCATATTTTACATTCTTATCAAATTGGAATTGGGTTATTGTCCTTAGATTTACTAGGAATTTAGGTGTATATAAGTTCTTCAACCATGCTAACATGCTATGCTGAATTTTGTATTTTAGGTTAAAATTAAAAATATCCAAATATAGCGTTTTATTAAGCTCATTCCTATATAGACTATGTAAATTTTCTATTATAGTCTTATAATTAACTTTAATGGCAATTAATAAAGTTGCAGATACACAGTCAGTTATTATAAGATCATTTAAATCTTTTAATCTTACTAATCTACCTAATGTGATACCTGAATTTTTTATTAAGTAGTATATAATATCTAATATGATAGTATGCTCTTTCTTAGGTTCAAAGAATAATGACATAATACTTGCGTTCGGGTTCATTTGTATTGTGTCCATGGCTATTAGCGTATTTATACCTGTGTTAGATATTTTCACCCCATCTGTACAATAGGTTTTAGACAACGTAAATGGTTTTGTTAAGAACAGATTCTTATTCGGCCCTAGCCTTAATATATTCACTTTATTAAAAAGTTTACTGTTATTAAAATTATTACAGAATCCAAACATCATCATTGTACCTGTGAACGTATGGTCTCCTGGAAAAATTATCAATCCGATATTCATTTCATCAGACCATGCTACATTTACTTCCATAAATCCGTTTCTAGGTCTATTAAATCTTTCAAAATCATAGTTGGAATTAATAAATGTTATTAAATCATGTTGGGCTGCAAATGCTTTGTAATATTTGCTCTTTTTAATTTTCTCATTCCAGTATTCCTCAGTATTTTTGAAAAGGTATTCATAATAGCCATTAGTATTATCGTCATAATGGAATCTACCTTTTTCTACCCTTAAGTCATAATGAGACTTAAAAATAACCTTATCAAAGAAATCTTCCAACTCTTTTGAGTAATCCTTAATCTCTATTCCCTTAAGTTTCATTAACAAAGTTTCTAGCTTATAATTTATTATATCCTTAATATTCTCTGATAGTTGATCATATTTATCTTCCTCTTTTAGTTTTGCATTAAGACCAATACCGTAAAGGTTTCCATTGTTCTCTCTTATTTTAATTTCTATATTTCCGTTCTTCTTGAGTCTCATGTCCCTATCAATATACTTCATACTTATTTTATTATATAAATTTTCGTGAACCTCCAATAAATGAAATATGTTTTTATATCCCTCAGGTGTAACTTTGTTCTTAACTGCACTGGTAACAAGCCTATTTAACTTTCTGTATTCCATTATTTCCTCATTACTAAGTAATCCGATATTCTCTAAAACAGTATTCAGTATGCTGTTATCATTGTCATAATGGCTAATTTTTATAGGTAGATTCAAACTTCCCCACTCAGGTTTGATTGTTTCAATATTCAATGGGAGTTTTGTTAATTTTTTGAACTTTTCATGTATACCTTCCCTTTTATTGTTTTCGTTGATATACTTGTCCAACATGGTACTTGTCTCACTACTATCCATTAGTGTTTCACTAATAGGCTCCATGTACTTCTTGAATTCGACAAACCTGTTATTAAAATCTATAACAGTTGGTTTAAAATTCTCATTCACTTCCTCTATATCTTCATTTCTAGGGAAGTTTTCAATAACAGTTTTTTCCATTACACTCTGAAGTGTATTTTTACTTTTAAAATTCCCTAACATAGGAAAGTTCTTTAATATGGTTATTGTCTCTTCAGCACCCTCATATATATAATCCTTTATATTTTTAAAATTTAAGATAATTAACTCGAAGTTGTTTTCATCTTTTGGGTCATAATAATTTTTCCATTTCTGATATCTCCTCCCATATTCCCATCTACTTTTTATGGCAAAATCTAATTTAACCTCTATTATATCCTTGGATACACTATCGTACCAATCTGGTGTCCTAGAGTCACCTTCTACTTCTACACTTATTCCTTCATATTTCATATCTACGTTTAACGATAATAAGGTATAATGAGCTATTATATTTGATATGGTTGTTTTTAACCTCTTTAAATCGTTTTCAGTATTAGTGATAAATATTTCTATTTCTACCTGAAATATCTCACACCACTTTATAATTAACTCATCTGAGAAGTAAGCTGATATATTGTAACCCCCGTATTTGATATCTTCTTCCCTTTTTATATCACCAAGATTAAGATTTGAATTTTCCATTTCAATTTCATTCTCATCAATGATAGGCTGTGTGTTTATGTTCTGTGTATCGCTACTACTATCACCGTTTTCCATATCTCCCCATTTTATGTTAGGATCTAATTCGAAATTTTTCTGTTTCTCTCTTTCTAACATCATATTTCTGTAAAACTCTAAAGGATCAATGTTGTTCTCATCCTCATTGTTTACATCTAATAAGTATGAGTAATCAGTGTTATCTTTAAAAATATTGTTATTTTCCACAATATTATTGTCCTGCATATTTGGTACTTCATCTTTTTCTTCTTTCTCATCTTTGATTTGCTCTTCTAAAT